CGTTCATTCGCTATTCGCAAATAGCGAACGCAAACGCCGACTGAAGGAACGCTCTTTAACCTAAAAAACTAAGGAGAACCCTAATGTCAAAAGTAGTTTATCGTGGCATCGAATATGATACTCAAAAGCGCCTTGAGTATCAACAACAGATGATGCAGCAACCCCAACAATATAACGAAACCTATCGTGGTGTTAAGTTCGTAAAGGAGGGGCACAAATGAAAAAACTCAACGTACTTCAACTCATTAAAGAGCAGAAGCAAAAAGAGCAACGTCGTCATCAAGCACTGCTTGTAAATGTAGGAGCAGGAAAATGATTAGTGTGATTGCTGCTATTACTGGGGCATCAACAGCATTTATTTTCTTGATTTATTTGGAAATCTTATTACTGAATAAGTAAATATTTTAAGAGAGGGACTTGACTCCCTCTCTTTTTTTATGTATAATTACCTTTGTCGAGGTTGATAAAAATGGATCTAGAAAAGCTTAAAGTGATTGTTAGAAACCTTGAATCTCTGGTAGAATGTCTAAAGTCAGAGATTTATTCTGAACCTAAAGATCCTCACTATGAGGAAGTTAAAAGATTCCTAACTGATTATGATGAAGTATTTTACGACGAAGAAGATTGAGGAGAATAAATGAAACCTATTAAAGCAAAAGACCTACTGGAACTTGATAAGAATCTTGAAGTTGCTATGCTTCAGTGTTATCCACTTCCTGAACAAGTTGTTTATCAAGCAGGTAAGAATGACTATTCAGAAACTCCAATTCAGAATCAAAAGATCCCATCCCCAGAAGAATGTGGTAAGTGGGCAGTAGAACGTCTCCTAAGCAATGAGAAAGGGCACTGGGGACCTCTAGAGCACCCCTCAATTACGTTTTCGGTCTCTGGGTATGTTCATAACGTTGCGATGCAAGCAAGGACCCATAGAGTGGGCGTAAGCTTTGATGTTCAATCCCAACGATATACTGGAAAGAGAGTCATTAAAGTTGCAAGTGGGGAACTCAAACCAGAAGATGTATTCTTTGTTCGTCCTCCTGGTTTCTATACCAATCGTTATGGTAAGAAGTATGATTGGACCCAAGAAGATTACCAAGACGAACTTGGTTGGATTCTAGAAGGTTGTAAGCGTTATGCCGCAAAATATGAAAAGGGAATGTGTGAAGAACACATTAGGGATTATCTTGCACAAGCAATTCGTCAGAACTTTGTGGTTTCTTTTAACCTACGCTCTGTTCTTCACTTTATGGATTTGCGAGCAAAGATGGACGCACAACTAGAGATTCAATCATTGTGTGAGCAGATTGCTCCTCACCTTGAGAGATGGTCTCCAAATGTGTGGAAGTATTATGAGGAGAAGCGACTACATAGAGCAAGACTTTCTCCCTGAGGTTTTATGAAGAGTTGGTGTTTAAAAGATCATCTAACAGGACACATCTTTAAAGTTATTCTTACTGAAGATGATCTTCAAAAATACTTAAAAGATAATCCGGATATTCAAGAGTGTATAGATTGTATTGAGTGTGATGACGCTCCTTCTATTATCATTGACTAAATATCCTTACACACTATGGAGGAATGAATTTGGCTACGTACCCCGTCGTTAATAAATCCACGGGTGAACAAAAAGAAATAGTTCTTAGTGTTCATGAATGGGATCAATGGAAAAAAGACAATCCAGAGTGGGAAAGAGATTGGTCAGACCCAAGTACCTGTCCTGCATCTGGTGAAATTGGTGAGGTCTATGATAGACTGAAAAAGTCTCATCCAGGATGGAATGATGTCCTAGGTCGTGTAAGCAAAGTCCCAAAATCAAGAGTTAAACCTGTATAACCTGGATATAATATAAATAAGTTTATGCTATTCCAACCAGGTTTATGTCTAGAACTTTTATAAAGCATCCAGAAATAAAAGTGGGAGATAAATTTTATTATCTTGAAGTTATTTCTCCTCCTTTTTTTGAAACTTATTCCAACGGCAGAAAAAGAAAAAAACTTTTATGTAGATGTGTTTGTGGAAATGAAAAAATTTTTATGTATGAAAGTTTCTTATGTAAAAATGAATTAGACAGAGCAAAAAGTTGTGGATGCAAGCACACTTATAGAAATAATCTAAACTCTCAAAAAAGAAGAAAACCTGAAAGCGTTTATAGGTACATTTATGAACAGTATCAATCTGGGGCTAAATCCAGAAATATAGATTTTGATCTATCAAAAGAAGAACATCTTGAAATTATTAAACAAAATTGCTATTATTGTGGATCAGAACCAGAATTAAAACAACCTAACAGAGGTAGGGGAAAACATGTAGGAGTTCCTGTTCCTTATAATGGAATTGATAGAATAGATAATACAAAGGGATATGAAAAACAAAATTGTGTTCCTTGTTGCACTAAATGCAACTATATGAAAAGTGATATGGATGTATCTTCATTCGCTGAACATGTATTAAAAATAACAAATCATTTACAAAAATCTAAATGGCAAGAAGAAGAAGGACAGATGATCAACCAATTGGCGTTGGTATGACCGCTAAACAAATGAAGCGTAAAAAACCAATTGGTTCTGAGTTGATGAGAGAGATTGAACCTCTCACAGACAATCAAAAACTTTTGTATAAATCATATGAAAAAAATCAACATGTCGTTGCTTATGGATGTGCTGGAACAGGTAAAACTTTCATCACTCTTTATAATGCTCTTCAAGATGTTTTAGATGAAAGAAGTCCTTACGAAAAAATCTATATTGTAAGGTCTCTTGTTGCTACTCGTGAAATTGGTTTTCTTCCTGGAGACCACGAAGATAAGTCATCTCTTTATCAAATTCCTTATAAGAATATGGTAAAGTATATGTTCCAAATGCCAGATGATGCATCTTTTGAAATGCTCTATGGAAACCTCAAAACTCAAGGTACAATTAGTTTTTGGAGTACTTCTTTTATTCGTGGAACTACTCTGGACAACTCAATCATTATCGTAGATGAATTCCAAAACCTGAACTATCATGAACTTGATAGTATCATTACTCGTGTAGGAGAGAATAGTAAAATCATGTTCTGTGGTGATGCTACTCAATCTGACCTCGTTAAGACCAATGAAAAGAATGGAATCGTTGATTTTATGAAGGTTCTTCGTATCATGCCCTCAATTGATATTATTGAATTTGGTGTTGATGATATTGTTCGTTCCGGATTTGTGAAGGAATATATTCTTGCTAAAATGGAAGTCGGTGTATGACATTTATTCATCATAATTTTTTAGGTGATATTGAACTAGAATGCAAAACAACAGAGAGCATCCGTCTCTATAATCTACCAAGTGGAGATTGGGTGCCTTCTATCACTTCAGTCACTTCTTTTTACAATCGTCAAATCTTTATTGACTGGAGAAAACGTGTAGGACTTGAAGAAGCAAATCGTATTACAAAGAAAGCAACCGCAAGAGGAACTGATTTTCACCAAGTCTGTCAGGATTATTTGGAAAATAAAGAACTTGTTTGGGATGATTATCATCTCCTGACAAAACATATGTTTCATCATGCAAAACCTTATCTTGATAAGATAAATAATATTCATGCAATTGAAAGAACACTTTATTCAGAATATCTTGGACTTGCTGGAAGAGTCGATTGCATTGCGGAATATGAAGGCGAGTTGGCTGTAATAGACTTTAAAACATCAGATAAAATCAAACCGGAAAAATGGATTGAGAATTACTTCGTCCAAGAAACATTTTATGCTGCCGCATATTATGAACTTACAGGACAAGTGGTTAAAAAACTTATCACGCTAATGGTTACTCCTGGTGGGGAAGTTAAAGTGTTTGACAAAAGAAATAAAGGGGACTATATTAAACTTCTAGTTCGATACATTAAAGAATTTGTACATCACAATACTGGGTCAAATGGAGAATGAGTTAGAGAAAGCACTAGAAAGTAAGTTTTTCTGCCCATCGAGGTTTGCACAAGAAATTGAAAATCTTGTTCACGTTAATATAGAAATGAATTATATTGATGCTATTATTCATTTTTGTGAACATAATAATATTGATTTGGAATCAGTTCCAAAACTTATCTCTAAACCTTTGAAGGAAAAAATTAAATACGAAGCAATGGAACTTAATTTTCTTAAAAAAACTTCCCGTGCAAAATTGGTTTTTTAATCCATTTTTGGTCGAAAAAAATTCCGGCAAAAAAATCCCTATATTACTTTTTTGAATGATGCCATTCGATGCCTATCGTGAGTACCTTGCTCTAAAAAATCACTTTACAAAAGATAGTTATGACTATCATAAGTACTGTGGAAAAAGTAGAGCAACGGTACAATCTTTCTACAAACGGAAAGATCGATTTTGGTTTGAAAAGATTGCAAGGCAAAAATCAGATAAAGAAATAGTTGATTTTTTTGTTGCTAATTTTGTATCATGCTCTGATCCAGAAACACTTTGGATTGGTGAAATGATAAAGGAAGGTGAAGATAGATATAAAGATTGGCAGAAAAAAATTCAATCACTTTCCTATATTTTTAAAGAAGAAAGTCAATCTTTATTCGAAGAAAATAAATTTGAAGATGTCTTTAAGTGTTCAAAAGGACATCCAGTTCTACTTAAAAATTTTCTAAGTGGAAAAATATCATTGGAAACAATGGTGCTTTTCGATAAGATCTTTTTATACTCAAAGAATTTTGACAAAAAACTTAAAGATCCTGTATGGGAAACCGTTAGTCGTAAAGTTAGAAAGTACACACCATTTATAAATACTGACATCTTTCGCTATCGTAAAATTTTGAAAGATCTTATTTTGGAGGATCAATGAGTTTTTTTAGATCTGAAGTTGTCCGTGCAGAGATGACTGAAATTGCTGAACTTCAAGAACAAATTTACGGAAATATTTTTAAATTTCCAACGATGTCTAAACAAGAAAAACTTGAGCATGTTGAAGTTCTTGAAACTCTTCTAGATAAGCAAAAAGTTCTTTATACAAGAATGAGTTTGTCAGATGATCCAGAGGCAAAAGAAATGAAAGAAAGAATTGTAAATTCTGCGATTATGATGGGGATGCCCTCTGGAACGGATATGAATATCATTCTCAACAATATGTCAAAAATGCTGGATATGATGAAAGAGCAGATTGACAAAACGGGGTCAGACCTGTAGAATAAAGTGGGCTGAACGATCCCTTAAGCAAAGTTACAAAGGCCAAATACAATTAACAAAGGTAATCAAATGTCATTTGAATCTCTTAAAAAGCAATCTTCTCTTGGATCTCTGACACAGAAACTTGTGAAGGAAGTTGAAAAAATGAGCACTCCTGGTGTGGGTGGTGCTGATGAACGTCTATGGAAACCCGAAATGGGAAAGGACGGAGTAGGATCTGCGGTAATTCGTTTCCTTCCTGCACCCGATGGTGAAGAACTTCCTTGGGCAAAGATGTACTCGCACGCTTTCCAAGGTCCTGGTGGATGGTATATTGAAAACTCTTTGACCACTATCGGGCAAAAAGATCCTCTTGGGGAACATAACCGCGAACTTTGGAATACTGGTTCTGAAACCAATAAAGAAATTGTTCGTAAGCAAAAACGTAAGCTTAACTATTATAGCAATATTTACGTTGTAAAGGATCCTGCAAATCCTCAAAATGAAGGAAAGGTTTTTCTTTTCAAGTATGGTAAGAAAATCTTTGATAAGATTATGGAAGCAATGCAACCTGAGTTTGAGGACGAAGAACCCATCAATCCTTTTGACTTCTGGGCAGGTGCTAATTTCAAACTCAAAATCGTAAAGAAAGATGGGTATTGGAATTACGATAAGTCTGAATTTGACCGCGTTGCACCACTCCTGGATGATGATGATGCTCTTGAATCTATCTGGAAGAAAGAGTATTCTCTAACTGCAATTACTGCTCCAGATCAGTTTAAGTCTTATGAAGATCTTGAACGTCGTATGAATATGGTTCTTGGTGTTAAGAGTTCATCTCCTACCCGTTCCCGTGCAGTAATTGAACAAGAAGACGATCTGGAAGACTTGGTTCAAACTCCAACAGTCCAAAGTCGTGTAGTGGAAGAACTTGAAGAGTCTTATACTCGTTCTAAGTCTTCTTCTCTTCCTAAAGTCACTTCAGATGATGACGATGAAGATGATGCTCTTGCATATTTTTCTCGTCTCGCAAATGATTGATTAGGAATAAAGTCTAATATTATCAGCAGTTTTTAAGGTTTCGGTTTTAAATTGACCGGAACCTTTTTTGTATTTCATAATATCGTCCATATCATCAATAATAACATTTAAATATCTTGCTTTAAGTAAGAATATACTTCTTTTATTATCTTCGATTTTTTCTTCATACTCATAATTTGTAATCGGAGTGACTGGATATATGGTTGAATATGCTGAAATTAGTTCGTCATAGTATGTAAGGGAATAATTTTCATCTACCATCAATCCCTCTCTTACTAAAATTGCACCAGAAGAATTGGTTGCCCTAGTTGTTTCATAATGATGTATCCCATTATAAATTCGATTATAAGTATCTGTCTCTGTATCCCCAACAACTTTATATTTTTCAAACAAGTAGGTGTCAAATGAAGTTTGGGTTAAGGGCCATTCGGTTTGTATGCTAAGAATATTATTGGAAATTAAAACAATCCAATCTAAATTGGAATCTCCATAAAATTCATATGCTACATTGTCTGGTCTGTCGTCACCAACTATCTTATATTTTTCAAAGAACATTAGATTTTGAAAAATATCAGGTCTAATTTTTCCCCTCTTAAAAAAATTTTTGACTTGAATATAGTCTCCAATCTTAGAATTTGGAAGTCTATTTACATATTCAAAATCTGGAACTTTTCTAAAATATTCGTTTGCCATTTTAGTAACCTATATTTGTATCTATTGATTTTCCATCAAGGTTTCTATAATCATCATTAAAGATTGGTTCGAGTTCTTGGAATTGCATTGATATTTCATAGGAAGTCATTAGACCATCTGCAAAGGTCATATAATTTCCTTCTGGAGTATAATTTACGGTAAATGATTGCAAGGCACACTCTTTAATTAGATTAATATATGGATGATCTTTTTCTTTATGCAAATATCTTATTTTGAATGTATGAGGTGCTTTTAGGAAGAGTTGGGATTGTGTTCTCTGGACCGCCATTCCTTGTTTGAAGAATCTTATAATCTGACGAATTTCATCTCTATCTTTAGTACCTCTTGCAGATAGTTTGAAGTTAAATGTGAAAGGTCTTAGTGTTGGACCTGAGAACAGTAACTCCATATTTGGATTTGTTATTGCACCTTGGGTTCTTGATAATAAATTCGTTGTCCCAGTTGCTGCTTGTGCAAAATAACTCTTTACCCATTCTTTTGCATCTGCGGAGTTATTTCCAATATCTCCAACTGTTCCTTCAGTGGTATTAGCACCTGCTTCTCCTCCACCACCAATTGCTGACATAGCAATGTTTGCAAGCATTGATTGTATGGGATTCATATCATCACTTCCCCAAGTCACTGCGTTAGTGTCTGAAATTCCACCTGGTATTGGTAAATATACTCTTCCTATGATTAATTCATCTGTAATTTCTCTTCTTTCTTGAATTGGGTTTATCGTTCCTTCTCCACTTTTAAATTTTCTTGGTGAATATTTCACCATATTAAATTGTATTACGTCCTGTTGAGCAATTTGAAGATCTGCAGGATATGTTAAATTTTTTGGAAAAGAAGACCTTGATAAAGCTTCGGTTTCTTTTGAGGTTATATCTGATAGAGATGCTTGCGCTTCTTCTGTAGTTACCGTTTCTGATGCTTGATTTTTTGCACTTACTGCCAATTGTGCTTGGTCTTGGTTAGATAGTGGCTGTGGCGCACTCTTTGCGGAGGATTTAATTGCGTTCTGAGTATCTGTTTTTAAAGCACCATCTTTTAAAGATTTTTGAGCATCTGCTCCAAAAATTGGTTTCTCATCTATTCCATTCTTAAAGGTCCAGCTTGCTCCTCCATTAGAAGTTTCCGCTGCTTGGACCCAGTTTTTTACAAAGGTTGTAGAATTATTGTAAGCAATATATGATTTTTGAGTCCCTGGAATTAGTTTTCCATTATTATCTACTTGATACTGCGTCTGAACATAATATTCTAGAGGAGTTCCTTGAGATCCAACTTTTGTAATTGTAGGTTTGCTTTCTATTAATTTTGTTGTTGCCATTAAAAGTTCCTCCCACCTCTAGTAGGAATAAGCATCTCAATTTTTTGTAGAGTATGAGACATTTATAATGGGAGTTTCTTATTTATTTAGTAGGAATTTTGCATAAGGTATAGTAAGCATTTCGTCAAGTTCTTCATACCTTACTACGTGAAGTTTTCCTGCAACTTCTTGCCAAGTGTATTGTCGGTATTTTCTCCAATGAAAATTAATTCCTCTAAATCCCCACGGTTCTATTGATGTGCAGGCAATTAGTGGATGCTGATCGTACTTAAGACCTGGAGTTTTGGCATTGTAGATAAAGGTATAAAATTTTCCTACTTCTGGGTATAATGCTTCTTCTTTTAATTCATCTATGATAATTATCATCAAGTCTTCGGAATCAGTAGCTCTTTCTCGTTGAATTCTTTTTTTCAGTTCCCTCATTCTTGGAGGTAAATTGAGATATTGACCAAAACCTTCTGCCATTAGAATAACTCTTCTTCTGTGATTATTTTAAATTCTAATAGTCTATCTGCACACCATTCTTTAACCGCATTCCACTTTGCTTGATTTACTGCATAAGTTCTACATTCGTGTAGATATGATTTTGTAACTCTGGATCTTTGTTTTGGCGGAAGAGTTTGTTTCTTTGGTTTTACTTCAATCACATAATTTTTAATTTCACCCGATGTTTCTTTGATTTTAATTAAATAATCTGGGAAATATCTATGGACTTTGCCATCAACAGGCGATACGTAAGGAACACAGAATTCTTCCGATGCCCAAGAAATTATACTTGGATTATGATCACACCAATAACAAAATTTTCTTTCCCAATTACTTCTACAGATTATATTGGAAGAGTCTCCTTTGTATTTGTCTGGGTATGATGGTTTGTACTTACTCTTAATACTTTCTCCCATTATCCCTACTACATAATATATACGATCAAAAAGTATTTATAGATGGCCATTTCTACGCCAAAACCTAGAAAAATATCTGATATAAAAAGTTCATTATTGCAGCCAGCAACAACTTCTCATTATGAACTTTTTCTTTCGATTCCAGATCCTGTTTCTTCGATGATGAATACGAATGGGATAATCTTTTCTGGGATTCAAAATGATTTACAACTTGCTTGCTGTGAAGCAACTTTACCTGGATCCTCTCTAGCAACCATTGAAATCAATAATGATTATACTGGCGTAACTGAAAGGCACGCATATCGTAGAATATATGACGATAGAATAGATTTAACCTTTTATGTCGATACAAGATATACTGTAATTAGATTTTTTGAAACTTGGCTTAAGTTCATTTCAAATGAAAGTATTTCTGGTGGTCCAAATAATACACCGTTGGGTCTTAAATCTCCGAATTATTTTTATACAGTAAGATATCCAGAAGAATATCAAACTCAAAATCTTAGTATTGTTAAATTTGAAAAGGACTATACCACAAAACTTACTTATACTTTTTTGAAGGCATATCCGATTAGTATATCTTCTATGCCTATTTCTTATGACTCTTCTTCGTTACTTAAATGTACTGTGTCATTTTCTTACACCAGATACTTTGTTGAGGATCTTAATGGATCTCCTCCTCCAACAAATAGTGAAAATCCACAAGCATCATTGAATAATCCATTAGAACAAGCAGGATTTAATCTTAATGCTTATCAGACATTCGTAAATCCTGAGTTTGGTGTAGATACGACTGGAGGAGTAAGTATTCAAAATGCACTTTCTTCTGGCAATTCTATCCAATCTTTTGAAGGTGATGAGATTATTAGTGCAGTGAATGCAAATTCGCGTTTTGTTGAATCGGGTCTTCCTTATGTTGGTAGGAACATTGGTCCTCTAGCACCATAAATAATCACACCTGAAAATTTTATAGGATATTATGCCTTTACCTAAGATTTCTGCGCCTACCTATGAACTTGAGTTGCCTTCTACGGATCAAAAAATTCAATATAGACCTTTCTTGGTCAAAGAAGAAAAGTTGCTTGTGATTGCTTTAGAAAGTGAAGATATAAAGCAAATTACAACTGCAATTAAAACTGTAATTAAGAATTGTATTTTTACTAAAAATATCAAGGTAGAATCTCTTCCAACTTTTGATATTGAATATTTGTTTTTAAATATTCGTGGTAAATCTGTTGGAGAGGAACTTGAGGTTAATATTATTTGCCCTGACGATGAAACAACTCAAGTTCCTGTGAAAATTAATTTGGATGATATTAAAGTTCAAAAAAATGAAAGTCATACAAATAGAATTAAACTAGATGATTCTATTATGATGGAAATGAAATATCCTTCATTGGATCAATTTATTAAGAACAATTTTGATTTCAGTGATAAAAATGCAATGGATCAGTCTTTTGAATTGATTGCATCTTGTATTGATAAGATTTTTACAGAAGAAGAAGCTTGGACAACTTCTGATGTAACCAAGAAAGAAATGAATGACTTTTTGGAATCAATGAATTCTTCTCAGTTCAAAGATATTGAAAAGTTCTTTGAAACAATGCCTAAACTTTCTCATAAAATTAAAGTTAAGAATCCAGTTACTGAAGTTGAAAGTGAAGTTGTTTTAGAAGGGT